ACCTAAGGAAAGACTAAATGAAATAATAGAAAAGGTAAGTTTATGGAAACAAAGTTGGAATTGGAAAAATAAAGATGAATGTAAAATAATAGAAAGCAGTACATCTATGGATGGTATGCATTGGTAAATAAAAAGTAACTTTAAAAACGTTATACTACAAATCATATATTATGAAGTTATTGCGTTACGAAGTTAAAGTTGGATTTTTTAAAGGGATTTTGTTTGGTGTAAGACATTACCCTTTTGAAGATGAACAAATATACGAAGAAGATATTGTTATTTACTTTGGAATATTTCAGTTAGTAATTACAAAAATATACAGAAAATAATTTTTTTGTATCTTAGAAAAAAATATTAACAATGATTAAAGCAAAAATAGAAAAGGTAAGTATATCATCAATCAACGAAAACGAAAATAACCCTAGAAGCATCAACAAGTATAAATTTGAAAAACTTGTTAAAAGTGTAAAGGATTTTCCCGAGATGCTAAAACTTAGACCAATAGTGGTAGACAAGGATAATATCATACTCGGTGGTAATATGCGTTACAAGGCTTGTAAGGAAATAGGTTTGAAAGAAGTCTATATTATACAGGCAGAAGATTTAACAGACAAACAGGCACAGGAATTTATTATTAAAGACAATGTAGGCTTTGGTGAATGGGATTGGGATATTTTAGCAAATACATTTGACAACGTTGAATTGAAAGATTGGGGATTAGATGTTTGGCAACCCGAAGAAGAAATTGATTATAGTGTTTTGGATGAAATTGATTTAGAAGAAAAAATTGATAATTTATACGACCAAACTAAAAAATCAGTTATACTTGAATACCCAACAGAACAATACGAAAAAGATGTTAGACCTTATATTGATAAATTAAAAACTATTGGCGTTGATATGTCTGAACTATTTTTAAACGCATTAAAAAATTATGAATCATAAAGTTTATGTGATTAGTGCTAATAGATATAATGATTTACCATTCAATGATGAACAAAAAGAAAAATATATCTTTTGTGTTAAAAATGGTCAAAAAAAATTATATGAACAAAATGGTTGTAAGGAAGTTTACAATACGGGAAACCTAATGGATAGCAGAAATTTTGCACTTGAACATTCATTTAAAAATAACTCTATTTGTATTCAACTTAGTGATGATATAAAAAAGGTAACAACAAATAAAAATTTTGTAAAAAAAAGAACAGTACCTTTAGATGAAGCAATAGAAGATATTGTAGGTAAGTTTAAAAAAATAAACGGAGTTTACTTAATGGGTGTTCCACCAACAGATAATTTTTTCTTTGCTAATAAAATAGTTGTAGAGAATAAGTTTTGTATTGGAGATATGTTATTTGTTAAGCCAAATGAATTGAGGTTTGATAATCAACTAACTTTAAAGGAAGATTATGATTTTACTTTACAACACATACAAAAAGCTAAAGTTTTAAGGTATCAAAAATATTTATTTACATTTCAGCATTATTCTAACGCAGGAGGGGCAGTTGATATTAGAAATGACAAAGAAGAACAAAAAAATATAATGATTTTAAAATCAAAGTGGGGTGATAAAATTAAGCTAAACACAAAAAGAAAAAACGAAATACTAATATGAAAACACTAAAATTAGAACTAAACGAACATAACGTAAAGATTGGCTCAAAATGTGATTATGTTCCACCTACAGTTACTGAAAGTTGTTTATTAGAATATGATGGCAAGGTTATTGGTTTCTATCTAACAGAACTACCTGAAAAATTAAATCAATATTTAAATATAGCGAACAATGAATTTCTAAGTAAAAATGTTCCTAAGTCTTTACTTGAAAGGTCAGATGTTTATGCTATGCAGAAAAAATATGGTATAAGTAGAGCAGAAGCTAAAGCAAGAAATACTGTTCAAATGTCTACTATACTAGGTGGGGTTTTAGCAAAGCCACATTTAAGAAGACCTTACAATTCTGTATCAACAGTACACACACATAAAAAAGCAAAAACATTTATCAAGGCAATGTTATTAACTTGTAAGGAATCAGAAAAATTAATCAAGAAATATATGCCTGAACAATATGAATCACAAAAAAAACTGATAGAAGAAACTACATTACCTAAATATAGATTCGGAGAACTATTTACAAGTAGTATATCTAATTATAATATAGCTGCTCCATTTCATCAAGATAGGGGTAATTTAAAAAATACAGTAAATGTAATATTAACCAAAAGGAAAGATACTAAAGGTGGAGCATTATGTGTACCCGATTTTAATCATACATTTGAGCAATCAAATAACAGTATTTTAGTGTATCCTGCTTGGTATAACATTCACGGAGTTACAAAGATAATTATGCAGAATGAAGAAGCATACAGAAATAGTTTAATTTTTTATCCATTAAATGGGTTTGACAAATAATATGAACGAAAGTAGACACATAAAAAAGGAATCACTATTAGCTGCACTAGAACAAAGTCTAGGAGTTGTTACAGTAGCTTGTAAGAAAGCAGATATACCTCGAAGCACATATTATAAATGGCTAAAGGAAGATGAAATGTTTGCAATAGCAGTACAGGAAATAGAGAACGTTGCTTTAGACTTTGCAGAAAGTCAATTACATAAACAGATTTCTGATAATTCAACTGCAGCTACAATATTCTATTTAAAGACAAAAGGAAAGAAAAGAGGATATGTTGAAAGGCAAGAGATAACAGGAGCAGATGGAATGCCAACTAATTTTCAGATTGAAATAATTAAGAATAGTGAAGATAAAGACTAATGTAGTTTTTGAGCATCTATTAGAAACAGATAAAAAAATATCAATAGAACAAGGTGGAACTAGGTCGGGTAAGACTTATAACATACTGTTGTATATTATATTTCATTATTCATTAAAGAATACAGGAAAGACAATAACAATATGTAGAAAAACATTCCCATCAGTAAGGGCATCTGTAATGAGGGATTTTTTAGATATATTAAAAATACATAATTGCTACTTTGAAGCTAACCATAATAAATCAAATCACGAATACAAGATTAATGGAAACCTAGTAGAATTTATTTCTTTAGACCAACCACAAAAAGTTAGAGGTAGAAAAAGAAACTTACTATTTATAAATGAAGCCAATGAACTAGATTACGAGGATTGGCAGCAATTAATATTTAGGACAGATGAAAAAATAATTCTTGACTTTAATCCATCAGATGAATACCATTGGATTTATGACAAGGTAATACCTAGACAAGATGCCGATTTTAACATTACTACTTATTTGGATAATAGTTTCCTTAGTGATAGCATTAAGGAAGAGATTGAAAGACTAAAATATACTGACGAACAATATTGGCAAATCTACGGACTTGGTATAAAGGGAATCAGTAAATCAACTATATTTAGTTATGTTGAGGTAAATCAAATTCCTGAAGATGCAGAATTTATTAGCTTTGGTGCAGATGCAGGATATACCAATGACCCGACGAGTTTAGTTTCTGTATTTAGAAAAGACTATGACCTTTACGTTAAAGAACATTTGTATCAAACTCAAATGACTACAATAGATATCCATAAGAAATGGAAAGAAGTTGGAATAGAAAGACAAACAATATACTTTGATTCAGCTGAGCCTAGATTGATTGAGGAACTGCGTAGGATGGGTTGGAATGTCAGACCAAGTTTAAAAGGTGCTGATAGTATAAATGCAGGAATAGATTTATTAAAACGCTTTAAAATACATATCTTAAAAGATAGCCATAATGCTATACAGGAATTTAGGAACTATAAATGGCAAGAAGATAGAAGTGGTAAAATGATTAATAAACCTATTGATAAAAATAACCATATTATTGATGCTATCAGATATGCTACTTATTCAGTATTAAGCAAACCAAACTTTGGTAAATATACTTTACATTAAAAAAAGTTATTAAATATTTTGTTAATTAAATAAATAATGTTATATTTGAATATTATTAATTATAACAACAGAAATTATGACAATAGTAACAAGACAAGAATTTAGAAATTTAGAAAGCAAAGCAATACAAGGTTATTCTTGGTATATCAAGGGTGCTACTTTAAAACAAGAAGTCGCTTTATACGAAAGAATAGCAAGGGATTTAAAAAAAATATACATAGTATCTAAATAAAAACAACGGGAGGGTAAAACCTCCCTTTAAAAACAGAACAGATGAAAAAATTACAAACTTTAGTATTGATTTTAGCACCAAGCTATTTTATAGGTAGATTATTAATAGGTTTAATTTTTAATATTTAAAATATGGAATGGTACGATTGTTTAAATCCACACGAACAAAAAGAATATGAATGTTCAGAATGTGGTAAGCCACTAGGAACCGATGCAGGGTATTGCTCGGGAACTTGTTTTGAAGCGAGTATGAGATAAAAATATTCTTTGTGCAATGGCTACTTAGTAGCTTTCTGTGGGGTAGTCAGAAATGGCTACCTTTTTTTTATTACCTTTATTGAAATAAAAAACTAAATAAAATACGTTATAATAGTATGGCAATTAAAATTAAAATACCAAATTCATTAAGTGAAATTACTTTAAGACAATATAAAAGGTTTTTAAAGATTCAACAAAGTGAAACAGAAGATAGATTTCTAAATGCTAAGATGATTGAAATTTTCTGTAATATAGAACTTAAAGATGTTATCAGGTTAAAGTTAAAAGACACCAATGATATAATAAGCGTTCTGAGTGAACTATTTAATCAAAAGCCTAGCTTAGTAACTAAATTTAAATTAAATGGCGTAGAGTATGGCTTTCACCCTGAATTAGATGATTTATTGCTAGGGGAATATATTGACCTTGATAATTTTATAGGAGATTGGGATAATATGGAGAAAGCTATGAATGTTTTATACAGACCAATTATAGTAAGGTTAAAAGACAAATATAATATTGAAGAATACCAAATAGAAAATTCTGTTAATTTATTGGATATGCCTATGGATGCAGTTTTATCATCAATTTTTTTTTTGTGGAATTTAGGTCTAGAATTGTCGCAAACTATGATGAATTATTTGGAGGAGGGGGAGACAGAAGCCTTGACTCAGTATCTCAATTCTCAAGAAAGTGGGGATGGTATCAATCAATTTTTGGACTCGCTAACGGAGACATTACACGATTTGAAAATATCACTAAATTAGGAATGCATAAATGCTTTACAATGCTATCTTTTATGAAAGACAAAAACGAAATGGAAGCAAAACAGATTAAAAAGAAATTTAAATGAGCAATCAAGGAGTAAGAGGTTACTATCAATTAACAGAAACCATAAAAGAACAACTACTAGCAGATGTAAATGTAAATACAGTTACAACAGGGGATATTACTGATGTGAATTTAAGTAAGCAAGATATATTTCCATTAAGTCATATTATCGTAAACAACGTAACAGTAAATGAACAAACCTTAGATTTTAATATAAGTATTCTAGCCTGTGATATTGTAAACCAATCAAAGCTACAAACAACAGATATTTTTACAGATAATAACGATATACAAAATATTCTAAACAATCAACTAGCAGTCTTAAATAGGCTTATACAAAGACTTAGGATGGGTCAGTTACATACAGATATGTATCAATTAAATGGAAGCCCAAGTCTAACACCTTTCTATGATAGGTTTGATAATCAACTAGCAGGGTGGACTGCAACAATGGATGTTCAGATATACAATGATATTTACATTTGCTAATGAATGGTTATAAAAATTTAAATGATGCTCTAGAGCAGTATGCTAAGTATGTTATAAAACAAGCTAGAACAAATCTAACAAAAGATAATAAGGGTGATGGTAACTTATACAATTCTTTAAGTTATGATATACTAGAAAATACAGATGAATTTCTAGTAGACTTTTTAATGGAAGACTACGGAATGTTCGTAGACAAAGGGGTAAAAGGTAAAACAAGCACCTATCCTGAAACACAGGCAGCACTATCTCAATTTCAATATGGTAGTGGTACAGGACCAAAAGGTGGCTTAAGAAAAGGAATAGATGGTTGGCTTAGAAAGAAAAGGTTTCAATGGAGAGATGAAAAAGGTAGGTTTATGAGTTATCAAACTATGACTTATTTAATATCTAGAAGTATTTACAACAAAGGTTTAAAAGCAAATTTATTCTTTACTAAACCATTTGAAAAAGGAATAGAAAAACTATCACAAGAATTGTATGCAGGCTTTGTTAAAGATGTAGATAATTCAATAATATTAGGACAAAAAAAATAAACAATGGCAGATATAGCATTAAGAAGCCCACAATTTAAACATAAAGAAATCCCTGCATCAGGGGTGCTTTCTTCTGTGTGTACAGTTACAGTAGATGGAACATTAAGATATACATTAACAAAAAATGTAGAAGCGAGTACATCTGTTAATTTTGATATATCAGAACTTGCAAGGGATTATTTAGAAATACAATACAAGGGTAATTTTCACGCACAATATGTAGACATAGTTACAACTATAACAAATTACGCAGGGTTAAATGGTCAAGGTACTGCAGTAGGAACTGCAACTACTTATACAGATAGAGGGTTTGAAGCATACGGAACTTTTACAGAAAACTCTAACCCTTTGGTTTACGAATTAAGACCAAGGTTTTTAATTGCAGATGAACTTAATTCAAGTGGTTCATTTAATATTACAGTATTAGCACCACAAGGAAAAGCTGCAATATTGCCAAATGTTGATTTATCAGGAAATTTGTCAGCACTTATAGTTAGTGGCACTCCAACAAGTGTGGTTTGGAATGGTATTACTGTAACAATTAAAAGAATAGATTGCACTAAATATGGTGATGGTAAAAAAGTTATATTCATTAACAAGTATGGTGCACAACAAGAACTTTGGTTTTTCTTAAAAAATACAACTGCAATAGGTAGAACAAACGAGGGGTTTAAATCAAATACAATAACATACCCAACAAATAATCACGCAACCTATTCCAATAGAAATGCACCTAATAAAGTATTTAATACACAAGCAAAAAGAACGCATAGCCTAAGTAGTGGATATTACCCTGAATTTGCAAACGAATTTTTTGAGCAATTACTATTGTCAGAATATGTATGGATGGAAATACCAAGTAGGGGAGATAGTAGGGTTAATATTGTTACCCCTGTGAAAGTTAAAACCTCATCAGTTAATTTTAAAACATCTGTTAATGATAGGTTAATAGAATATACAATGGAATTTGAGGAAGCATACGATTACATAAATAACATAAGGTAACATAAAATAACATAGAATAACATAGAATAACATAGATGCAAAAGTTACAACTTTACATACAGGGTCAGAGGGTAGATTTATTCAAAGATGAATCAGTTTCTTTTACGCAGACATTACAAAACGTAAAAGATATTAGTAAAATATTCACAGAATTTACTAAGACATTCGCAGTTCCTGCTTCTAAAGTAAACAACAAGATATTCACTCATTATTATAATTTTGATATTGATGATACTTTTGATGCTAGAAGTAAAGTGCCATCTAAATTAGAATTAAACGACTTACCTTTTAAAGAGGGTATGTTAAAACTAGATGGAGTAAAGTTAAAAAACAATGTACCTCATACTTATAATATTACATTTTTTGGTAATACTGTAAACTTAAAAGATTTATTAGGAAGCACTCAATTATCAGCATTACAATACCCACAATCATTAAATCAAATTTATAGCTTTGATGGTATTACTGCTGCAATGCAAAATGCACAAGAAAATGGTGATATCATAGTGCCTTTAATCACACATACAAACAGATTAATTTACGATAGTGGGTCACACGAACAATATGATAATGAAGAACAAATTAACAACATATCACATCACGGAACAGGAACAATTAATCAAAACGGGGTTAATTATACTCAATTTAAATACGCTATAAAAGTACAGGCAATATTAGATGCTATACAATCAGAAGAATTTGCAGGTGGTCAAACAATTACTTTCTCAGATGATTTTTTTAATAATACTACAAATGAAAAGTTTGATAGCCTTTTTATGTGGTTGCACAGAAAGAAAGGAGATGTAGAAGCACCATCACAAGTATTACAGAATTTCACACAAGTAACAGAGTTAGGGACAACAGTATGCGTTCCAACTACAAACTGCCAACCATCAGTAGCCAATGCAACTAATGGAATTGTGTCTACAACTGCTACATCGCCTTATAGCATTTCTTTTTTAAGTTTAGATGTTGTACCACCAAATACGACAGATGCCTATACTGTTAAGGTTATTAGAAATGGGTCAATAGTTGTAGGAGAAAAAACAGGAACAGGCAATCAGCAACTTATATTAGTGCCTTGGAATAATAGTACTTATTCTATTCAAATTGCATCATCTACTACTATGACTTTTGCAGCAAGTAGTATAACAATGACTGTAAGTTGGACAACAGGAACTATCGGTGGATTTGGTAATAATGGTCAAATGATATTTTCTAATGCTTCAACATTTACTACAACTGCTTTTAAGGAGTTTAATATACAGGAGCAAATACCTAAGATGACTATTATAGAATTCTTGACAGGTCTTTTTAAGATGTTTAATTTAACTGCTTATGTAGATAATACAGGAACTATTGTTGTTAGAACTTTAGATAGTTATTATGATGCAGGAACAGGGAATCAATATGTGAAAAGGGTGATTGCAGATGGAGGAACTGTTGAGTCAGTTGAATGTGTTGAATTTTCAAATATTGTATCAGAGCCTATAAATATTGATAAGTATTTAGATACTACAAAATCAGCAGTTAATGTTGCATTACCTTTTTCGAGTGTAGAATTTAAATACAAAGGGTTAGGAACATTTTTAGCAAAACAATTTGAGCAGTTAAATAATACACAATGGGGTAGCTTACAATATACTTTAAACGGGGATATATTTGATGCACCATCTAAACCTTATAATCTAGAAGTACCTTTTGAGCATATGCAATATGAAAGGCTTTATGATGTGCAAGGTGGAACTGCAACAGATATTCAATGGGGTTATTTTGTAGACGATAATCAAGAGCCTTATTTTGGGTCGCCTTTATTATTTTATCCTATAAGAGAGGGTAATGGAACAAACATAAGAATAAGAGATTTTGATGGGGGTGATATTGAAGATATTGACGAATACTTTATTCCATCGAATGCTTTGGCTTTATCATCATCTACAAGTAAAGAAAATATACATTTTGGAAATGAGATAAATGAATATCAGGCAAATGAAGCAGGAGTTAATTCTTTAGCTTTTACAGATACTTTATTTTATACTGATTATAGAACATACATAAGTAACGTATTTAATAATAGAAGAAGATTAACAAAGGTTACTGCATACTTACCTATGAAGATTTATTATAATTTGCAGTTAAATAACCTTATACAAATAGGTCAAAATAATTATAAGATAAATTCCCTAACAACTAACTTAACAACAGGGAAAACAGACTTTGAATTATTAAATGATGTTAAAAGCACATTAACTGCAACATCAGAAGCACCACCTAGTACAGTAGGAGGGGTTAATGCTACTAATATAGGTCAAACATCTGTTACTATTAATTGGAATCCATCTGTATCACCTGATGGAACTACTATGTCTTATTACGTTGTATCTTTTAATGGAAGCCCTGTTGGTGGGTCAATGGCACAACCATTGCAAACAACCTATTCAGATACGATTACAGGCTTAACATCAGGAACAACTTATTCTGTAACTATTGTTGCTTATGATATTCTATTAAACGCATCATCACCATCAGCACCATATTCATTCACAACATTATGATAAAAAATATAATAGACTTATTGCAGATAGCAAAAGGAGAAACGGAAAATATAAAAATTGCACAGGGTAAAAATGCTTTGCCTAAAAACTTAAAGTCAGGATTAAAACATATTAAAAATACTATCAAATGGCAATAGAAAAGGAATATACTTTAAAACTATCAACTGCAGATGCACAGGCAAATGTTGATGAACTTAATAAGTCATTAAAATTACAAGAAAGTTTAATTGATGATTTAGAGAAAGAAATTCGTCAATATGAAAAGCAGTTAGATAAAACATCAAAGGCAGACTTAGCAGCACAAAAGAAAATAAAGGATGCTTTAAAAGCAAAAAAGGAAGCATTAAAAGATGAAAAGATTGCCTTAAAAGACTTAAATAAGGATAGGAAAAAAGCAAATGAAGAATTAAAGGAAGCAACAGAAAATGCTGCAGATTATAGTGGTGCTTTAGGTTTAGTGGATAAGCAAACAGGGGGTTTAGTATCAGGATTAAAAAACCTTAAAGGTGGTTTAGGTGGTGCAACTAAGGGAATGAATCTTTTAAAGGTTGCTATAATAGGAACAGGGATAGGTGCATTATTGATTGCTATAACTGCAGTTACAACTGCGTTTAAATCCTCAGAAAAGGGTCAAAACAAGTTCGCAAAATTATTGGGAATCATTGGCTCTGTTGTAGGAAACCTAGTTGATTTATTGGCAGACTTAGGCGAGGGTATTATTGCAGCATTTGAAAATCCTAAACAGGCTTTAATTAATTTAAAAAATGCAATTCAAGAAAATATCACTAATAGAATTGAAAGCCTTATAGATACTTTTGGTTTTTTAGGAAAGGCTATTAAAAAAGTATTTAGTGGAGACTTTAAAGGTGCTTTAGAAGAAGCTAAAAATGCAGGAAGTTCTTATGTAGATACTTTAACAGGAGTTAAAAATACAATAGACAAAGTAACTGAATCAACTAAAGGGTTTGTAAAAGAATTAAAAGAAGAAGCAGTCATTGCGGGTCAAATAGCAGACCAAAGAGCAAAGGCAGATAAGATAGATAGAAAAAATATTGTAGATAGGGCAGAAGCAAATAGGAAACGTGCAGAGTTATTAGAAAAGGCAGCTAATAAAGAAAAGTTTACTGCTAAAGAAAGAATTGAATTTTTAAAGGAAGCAGGAGCATTAGAGGAAGAAATAACCAATAAAGAAATTGAAGCAGCTAGATTAAGGCTTGAAGCTAAGACATCAGAAAATGCTTTAGCAAGGTCTACAAAGGAAGATTTAGAGGAAGAAGCGCAATTAAAAGCTAATTTAATTAATTTAGAAGCAGCAAGATTAACAAAACAAAAGCTAGTTACAAGTCAAATAGTAGCAGCAAAAAGGGAAGAAGAAGCAGAATTAAAAGCTATAAGAGATGCAGCAGCTTTACAAAAACAAGAAGCCGAAAAGGTAGAAGCAGATAGGCAGGCTGCAGTTGATAAAATAAATAAAGATTTAGAAATTCAAAAAGAAAACGAAAAGGCTCAAACTGAAATACAAAAAATTGAATTAGAGAAAGAAAGAAAGATAGCAGAACTTGAAAGGTTAAAAGCAACAGAAGAAGAAAAGGCAAATATCATAGCTTTTTATGATGGTAAAATTACAGATGCAAAAGATAAAAACGAGGAAAAGCAAAAAAGGTTAAAAGAAATAAGAACAAAACAAACCTTGTCAGATGCTAAAAATACTTTTAATCAAATTGCACAATTAGCAGGAGAAGATTCTAAAGTAGGAAAAGCATTTGCTATTGCTAGTGCTACAATTAGTGGTGTAGAGGGTGTTCAAAATGCTTATAGTACTGCACAGAAATCACCTATTACTGTTGCGTTTCCTGCATACCCTATTGTTTCAGCAGGATTAGCAGCAGCAGTTGCAGTTAAGAATATTGCAACAATAAAAAGACAAGACCCATCAGGTAGAGGTGCTTCAGCATCACCTTCAAAACCATCAGGAATACCACCAACCCCATCAATACCACCTGCATTTAATATAGTAGGTGCAAGTGGAACAAATCAATTAGCAAGTGCAATAGGTGGACAAACACAACAACCCGTTCAGGCATTTGTAGTTTCTAGCGAGGTAACAACTGCACAAGAATTAGATAGAAATATAATTGATGATGCTTCAATAGGTTAAAAAAGCAAAATTTAAAATTTAATACGTTATAACATTATGAGAATAGTTGAATTAATATTAGACGAAGAACAAGAAGAAAGTGGAATTGAAGCAATTTCAATCGTAGAAAGTCCTGCAATAGAATCTGATTTTGTAGCCTTAAAAGGTGAGGAAGTAAAACTAGCAGAAATAGACAAAGAAAAAAGAATATTACTAGGTGCTTTATTAATACCTAATAAACCAATATACAGGAAAAACGAACAAGGGGATTATTACATATTTTTCTCTAAAGATACTATTTCAAAAGCATCACAAATGTATTTAAGAAATGGCTATCAAAACAATTCAACCTTAGAACACTCTAAAGATTTAAAAGGTTTAACATTAGTGGAATCTTGGATAGTTGAAGATGAGGTACAAGACAAGTCTAGAAAGTATGGATTGAATGTGCCTGTTGGAACTTGGATGGGAGCAGTAAAAGTTAATAATGAAGAAATTTGGAATGAATACGTTAGAACAAATAAAGTTAAAGGTTTTTCTATTGAGGGTTATTTTGCAGACAAAATGGAATCGCCTAAAGAAGAAATTAAAGAAGATATGTCAAGTCAAAGTGATAAAGAGACCTTACTAAAAATAATTGAAATCTTAACTGATGAACAGAAATAGACCAAAAAACAAAGGCATTTACATAGGTAGTAGAACAAGCCCTAAGGGAAGTTCACGTGCTTGTTTATGTTGGGATACCAATACATATTCTAGAGATTGTTGTGATGGGTCTATTGGTGCGCAGGGCATAGGAAATATTACAGGCTCAAACTGAAAATGCAAAATTTAAATTAATAATCGTTATATAAATAATATGAAATCAACCGAAATGTTAAATCAAATTAAAACACTTCTAAATATTGAAGTTAAACTTGAAGAAACCAAGTTAGAGAATGGCACAATAGTAAGTGCAGAATCATTTGAGAAAGGAAAAGAAATCTTTATAGTAACAGATGATGAAAAGGTAGCAATGCCTGTTGGAGAATATTTACTTGAAGATGGTAGATTAGTTGTAGTTGAAGAAGAGGGACAAATTGCAGACGTTAGAGAAGTATCTGATGAAGTTCCTGCAAAGGAAGAAGCATCAGAAGAAGAAGAAATTACTGAAGATTTAGCTGAAGAAGAAGAAAAAAAAGAAGAAGAAATGGCAGATGTTGCAGATTGGGAGGGAATGGAAAAAAGAATCCAAAACCTAGAAGATGCGATTGCAGATTTAAAGGCTAACAAAGAAAGTAAAATGCAAGAAGAAGAAATGTCAACAGAAACTCAAGCACCTTTAAAGTCAAGAACTGTAAAAGAAGAGTTTTCAGAAGAAATTCCTGCAGAGGTTAAAGAGGAATTATCAGAAGCATCTGCAAAACCAATTAAACACAATCCTGAATCTAAAAGCAAAACAATAAACAAAGTAGAATTTGGAAAAGGTAAATTTACATCAACATTAGATAGAGTATTAAATAAATTAAATAAATAAAATAGAATGAGTAATTTAAAAAATGTAGAACTAGCTACTACAACAAACATCACTACGACTTATGCAGGACAATTTGCAGGCGAGTATATCGCTGCTGCTTTATTGAGTGCATCAACTATTGACGATGGAGGAATCACAGTAAAATCTAACATTGCTTTTAAAGAAGTAATCAAGAAATTATCAACAGATGCAATCGTAACTGCTGCAGGATGTGATTTTAACCCAACATCAACTGTAACATTAACTGAAAGAATTTTACAACCAACTGAATTACAAGTAAATTTACAATTATGTAAGTATGACTTCGTAAACGATTGGGAATCTCAGCAAATGGGCTATGGTTTAGGTCAGTCTTTACCTCCAAAATTTGCAGACTTTATGATAGCACACGTTGCTTCAGAGGTTGCACAAAATACTGAGTTTAACATTTGGCAAGGAGATACTACTGCAGGGTCTAAAAATTCATTTGATGGATTTGAAAAATTAATCGCTGCTGCTGTAACTGCAGGAGATGTACCTGCAGGTCAGGCTTTAACTTCTGTTGCATTAACTGCTGCTAACATCGTAGAAAAATTATCTGACGTTGTTGAAGCTATTCCTGCTGCATTATATGGAAAAGAAGATTTATTCTTATACATTTCATCTAAAGCTGCAAAACTTTATGTTCAAGCATTAGGAGGATTTGGTGCTAATGGACTTGGAGCAAATGGTGTATCTAATATGGGTACTCAATGGTGGAACAATGGGTCTTTAACTGTAAACGGGGTTAAGATATTTGTATCACCGGGATTATCTGATGATAAAATGTATGCTGCACAGAAAAGCAACCTATACTTTGGTACAGGGTTACTAAACTCAACTCAAGAAGTTAAGGTTTTAGATATGGCAGATTTAGACGCTTCTAACAATGTTAGAATGGTAATGCGTTTTACTTCAGGAGTACAATTTGGAATCGCTTCTGATATCGTATCTTACGCATAATTAATTAATAACCAATAAAATAGGGTAGGTAGAATTTATCTACTTACCCTTTTTTTTTAAAATCATAAAAAACAATGGCTTGTACATTAACAACAGGGAGAAAAATACCTTGTAAAAGTGCCTTTGGAGGCATAAAAAAAGTATTATTTGCAGACTATGGAACGATAGCTTCTATTGCAGTAGATAGCGCAACTAAAGAAGCAACTATCACAGATGGTAGCCCTGCACCAAGTTGGTTTGAATATGATGTAAAAGGAAATTCTAGTTTAGAAACAACTGTAACCTCATCTAGAGAAAATGGAACTACCTTTTATACTCAGACTTTAAACTTAACTTTAACATATTTAGATGCTAAAACTCAGGCAGAATTGCAAACACTTGCAGTATCTAGACCTTATATTGTAGTAGTAGACTATTACGGAAACAACTTCCTATGTGGATTTGAAAACGGAATGGAATGCACAGGAGGAACTGTAGTTACAGGAGCAGCAGCAGGAGACCTTTCAGGTTTTACTTTAACCTTTGAGGGATTAGAAGAAACTGCACCTTATTTCTTAGATGCAGCAGTAAGTGCTGATGCAACACAGATTGACCCAACTGCATAATCTTATTATTTAGTTAAAATTAAGCATCCTTTATTGGGTGCTTTTTTTTTGCTTTAATGATTTTACAAATAACTTATTTTTTTACGTTATATTAATAATGATTATATTAGCAAAGTCTACAATAGAGCAAACGATACAGATTATACCTAGAGTATATGAAACGAGTGTTACTATCAAATTGAGAGATGATAGTACGAATGATGTAGTTTCTATTATATTGCCAAGTGCATCAGTAAATGGAAATTATTTAGATTTGTCTTCTGTTTTTAATTTAAAAGAAAATAGATTTTATGATTTAGAGGTATATCACATAAAAGGTATTTATGGCGAATTTAAACAAAGGGTAATTTCTTCAGGTGGTACTTTTGAAAGTGGTGCTTGTTTATTAAGTTTCTTAGAAGCAGAGAATTTAATGAAAACAACAGATTTAGAAATAATTTACAAGGACAGAATATTTTGCACAAATCAAGATATTGACCAATTAAATAATAATTACTACGATTTGAACTTGGGTGAATATTCAGATTATAATGGTTATGATAATACTTATTTAGTAATATGAAAACAAGATTAAGAAATAATAAAGGGCAGTTTATAAAAAAATCAAAAACATCAGAGTTTGGTTTTGTGAATTTAAGCACTTATACAAGCCCTGTAATTAAAGAAGTATCAGGAAAAGACTATATTGAATATGGTGCTGATAATAACTATTTTCAATACTTAATTGATAGGTATAATGGTAGTCCAACAAATAATGCTGCTATAAATGGAATCAGTCAAGCTATTTATGGAAAAGGATTAAATGCTACTAATTCAAGTGCTAAGCCAAATGAGTATGCTCAAATGGTTTCTTTGTTTAAAAAAGACGTAGTTAGGAAATTATGCTACGATTTAAAATTGATGGGACAATGTGCAGTTCAAATTATCTATTCTAAGGATAGAAAAACTATTGCACAATTAGAACACTTACCTATTGAAACTTTAAGAGCAGAAAAATGTAATGACGAGGGTGATGTACCTGCTTATTATTATTTTAAAGATTGGGCAAACATAAAAAGAAATGATGTTCCTTTAAGAATACCTGCATTTGGTATGTCAAGGGAAAATATTGAGATATTATACATACAACCTTACAAGGCAGGGTTTTATTACTATTCTCCTGTGGATTATCAAGGTGGATTGCAATACGCAGAACTTGAAGAAGAAGTATCTAACTATCATTTGAATAATATCCTTAATGGCTTGAGTCCTAGTATGTTAATCAATTTTAACAATGGGACACCTAACCAACAGGAAAGGCAATTAATAGAAAATAAGATTGCTGAAAAGTTTAGTGGAAGCAGTAATGCAGGAAAATTTATTTTAGCATTTAATGACAATAAAGAAAGTCAAGCAGAAATAACGCCTGTTCAGTTATCTGATGCACATAACCAATATCAATTTCTTTCTGAAGAATCAACTAAAAAAATAATGGTTGCTCATAGGATTGTAAGTCCTATGTTATTAGGTATAAAAGACCAATCAGGATTAGGAAACAATGCAGATGAAATAAAGACTGCTAGTTTATTAATGGATAACACAGTTATAAGACCATTTCAGGAACTTTTAATAGATAGCTTTGACAAAATACTAGCTTACAATGATATTAGCTTAAATCTATACTTTACGACCTTACAACCTTTAGAATTTACTGAGGTAGACCAATCTATTCAAGACAAGGAAACTATTGAAGAAGAAACAGGAGTTGAGATGCAGAAGTTTAACTTGAAAAAGATAGACGGAAAACAGGCTTATGAAACTAAAGAAGAAGCAGAAAAGGTAGCAGAAGAAATGGGTTGTGGTGGATATCACGAACACGAGGTAGAGGGTATTACTTATTTTATGCCTTGTGTAAGCCACGAAGAATTGAAAGCACCTTGTTGGGATGGTTATGAGCAAAGAGGTATGAAAGATAAAGATGGAAAGCAAGTACCTAATTGCGTTAAGTTAGAAGAGGTTACTTTAGAATCTTTTGGAGAAGATGAAGATTTAACTGAATGGGAATTAATTGATGAAAGAAAAGTTGATTATGAATCAGAAGATGCTTTGGATTATCAAATAGACCAACTAAACACAAAAGGTAAAAGTTTACTTTCTAAACTATGGGAATTTGTATCAACAGGAACTGCAAGACCAAATGCAAAAAGCAGTCAAGATGAAACAGTTGATGGTACACAATTTAAAGTTCGTTATCAATATGCACCTTTAAAAGACACATTTAATAAAGAGGGTGAAAATGTTACTAGAGACTTTTGTCAGAAAATGGTAGTAGCTAAAAAGATATATCGAAAAGAAGATATTGAAATGATGAGTAAACAAGCAGTTAATGCAGGGTGGGGTCCACGTGGTGCAGATACCTATTCTATTTGGTTATACAAAGGTGGTGGTGCTTGTCATCATTTTTGGATGCGTAAAACGTATATGAAGAAAGGAAAAGGAAGTATTGATATTAATAGCCCACTTGCCCCTACAATTAGTGTAAATCAAGCTAGAAAGGCAGGGTTTAAACCTGAAAAGAATAGTGAGTTAGTTGCTAAGCGACCTATTGATATGCCAAACGAGGGATTTTTACCAACAAATAAAAGAAGATAGATGGCTACACAATTATTCATAAATAGAACAGACCTTATCAGAAATTCCATAATGGATGGAAATATTTCGACTGACAAGTTTATACAATTTGTAAAGATTGCACAGGAGATAGATGTTCAGCAAATAATGGGAACAGATTTGTATAATGGTTTAGCTGCTGCAATACCAAATATAGATGAGCCTGCTAATGCAAGATGGAAAACAATTTTAGATGACTATATTGTACCAATGTTAATATGGTATTCACAGGCTAATTACTATCCATTTGCTGCATATCAAGTAAAACAAGGTGGGGTGTTTAAACATACGTCAGAAAATTCAGTTTCAGTAGATAAAAATGAAATAGATTTTTTAGTAGAAAAAGCAAGAACTAATGCAGAATGGTATTCTAGAAGATTTATTGATTTTATGAGTTTTAATCAGGCAACATATCCTGAATATACAAGTAACACAAATGATGATATTTACCCTAGTTATGATTCAACATTTAACGGATGGGTTTTATGACGTACAAACCTAAGAAAAAGAATATTGAAAAGTTAAAAGTTTTTCTAAAGAAAAAAAACAAAAAAAAAGTAAGCAATGGCAAATGAAATCTATTATACAAGTTGGTGGGGAAGTCCTGAAAGAGTAGGATGGGGAAGCATCTATTATGATTTCAATAATCCTTTGACAAGAGAATATGAAGCTAGAGTTATTGCAGATGGTGGTACTATTGAAGCCATTGGATGTGTTAATAATGCAGATTTTAATTAATATTCTGTGATAATAAAAATAAAAATAATTAAAGATATTTAAAAATGGCAACACCAAGTTTAGCAATGATACCATCAGGGTATAAAGCGAGTAAGGTTTATAGTGTACTTCCTGAAAGTGGAGTTGGGGACTTTGACTTTACAAGGGCGACAACTGCAACAAGAGTAAATAGTAGTGGGTTAATAGAAGAAATGGCAATTAATGTTCCTAGACTTGAATATCCTTTGATTGATGGTGTTGTAAATGGTTGCCCTAGTTTATTATTAGAGCCACAGAGAACTAATTTAATTACTGATAGCCAAACTTTCACAGGTACTTTATCAGAAGTTAATAGGCAATCTAATAGTGCAGATATTGTTGACCCTTTTGGAACTAATACTGCTTTTAAATTTACTGTTTTAACAAGTGGTGCAGATGCTAATACAAGAATTACAAATTCTATATCAATTACTGAATTTTCTATATCTATTTATGTTAATGGGTTAGCAGGTCAAAAGTTTGAGTTGTTTTTAGCGAGAGATAGTTATTCTCAAATTTTTTCTACAAAAGAAGTTTTAAGTGGAGGTTGGCAAAGAATTGAATTAAATGGCACTTTTTCTACTTCATCTACAACTGTTGTTATAGGTTTGGAATTTGGATTTACTTCTGATGATAGTGTTGCAGGTCAAGAATATTATTTAACAGGATTACAACTAGAACAAGGTTCTTACCCAACTTCTTACATCCCTACTAACGGAAGTTCAGTAACTCGTAATGCAGAAACTTGTAATGGTGCAGGTAATGCAGATACGTTTAATGATTCAGAAGGTGTGTTGATGGCAGAGATTAGTGCTTTGGTAGATGATGGGACTTATAGATATATTTCTATTTCTGATGGAACTGCTAATAATAGAATTTTAATCAGATATGTCGCTGGGGTTAGTAATACAGTAGGACTTTTGGCAATTGTTGGAGGTGTTGAACAAGCAACTTTACCTTATGAGGTTAATAGTATTTTAGACAATAATAAGGTTCTTATTAAATATAAACAAAACGATTACTCTTTATGGGTAAATGGATTTGAGGTTGATACTGATACAAATGGTATTGTTCCATCAGAAAACACATTAGATAGATTAAATTTTGCAAATAGTGATGGTTCAACATTTCCTTTCTACGGAAAAACTAAACAAATACAATACTACAATTCAGCATTAACAGATAGCGAACTAGAAAAAATCAGTTCTTGGACATCTTTTTCAGATATGGCTAACGGACAACAATATTCAATAATATAGATATGGCAAATACTTTAAAATTCGGAGCAGGACAATGGGCAACAAAAGAAGGTAGTACCTTAGCCTACAATGACGAGAATGACAACTACAAACCTCTGCCCTTTACATTCACAAGAGCAAGTAACGCAACTGTTGTAAACAAAGCAGGGTTAATAGAAACAGTAGGCAATGGAATACCTAGAATAGATTTTTTAGGTAATACACAAGGTGCTTTAAAACTTGAGCCACAAAGAACAAATCTAATAACTTATTCAGAAGACTTTCCTAATACTTATTGGACAAAGGGTGGTGCTAGTATTCAAGGAGACCCAAGTACTGCGGGTAGTGAGTTAATAGTTAATGGAGATTTTGCAACAGATAGTGATTGGATTAAAGGAACGGGTTGGTCTATTAGTGGAGGTTCTCTTAACGGTTCCTCAACGACTACATCAGTTACTCAACTTAACACAGGCTTGGTAGCAGGCAAGATGTATCAAGTAGTTTACACTATATCAAACTACGTTAGCGGCTCTGTTAGAATAGAATTGGGAAGTGCTAATGTTTCTGTAGGTACAACAAGAAGTGCTAATGGAACATACACAGAGTACATAGAAGCGTTAGGGGACGAACAATTAATTTTTGACGGTATTTCAGCTTTCACAGGCTCAATAGACAACGTATCAGTAAAAGAAGTACAAGGTTTTACATCGCCCGATGGAACTACTAATGCTTATAAGTTAGTTGAGGGTACGAATAATGGAGAACACATTATTTATAAAATTTCCATTGGGGTTACATCTGGTGCGACTTTATCTTATTCGTTTTTTGCAAAAAAAGGCGAAAGAAATGTAATACAAACTTATAATTATGTTGGTGGTGGGTTTCAGAATGGTGCTGACTTTGATTTATCAACAGGGGTTGTGAGTAACCAATATGGCGGTTTAGGTTCAATGACGGAATTAGATAATGGTTGGTGGAGATGTGATTTTACATCATTAGCATTAGTCGGGCAAACTGGAACAAATGTAGCAATTAGAACATTAGATAATAGTAGTAGTAATTCATATCAAGGAGATGGAACGAGTGGTTTTTACATCTACGGAGCACAATTAGAAGAAGGCTCATACGCTACTTCGTACATACCAACACAAGGGAGTACAGTAACAAGGTTGGCTGATGTTTGTAATAATGGTGCTAATGACCAAGTAATAAATTCAACAGAGGGAGTATTGTATGCAGAGATAAAAGCATTAAATGAAACAGGAGGTAATAGGTACATTTCTTTAAGTGACGGAACAGATTCCAACAGAATTTTATTAAGATTTCAAGATACAGACAAAGTGGGTTGTTTTGTTAGGTCTGCAAGTGGTTCTTTTGCTGAGATAACAAAAACCTCTGCATCTATATCATCAAACTTTTTAAAGGTAGCAGTTAAATGGAAAACAAATGATGTTGCTTTGTGGGTTAATGGGGTTGAAATAGGTGTAGATTCAAGTTTTACTACTTTTAATGCAAATGTATTAAACAGACTAAACTTAACAGGAGCAACTACAACCACATCTCAATACTTTTACGGAAACGTTAAAGATTTAAAAGTATATAACACAGCATTAACCGATAGCGAATTACAAGCATTAACAAGTTAAGTGTAACAATTACACCTATAATAACAACAAGAGTAAATCTTTACATAAGGAATACAATAAGATAAGAAAATTAAAAAAACTATACAGATAATATAATAACTAATAGTTATAACCAAAAGTTAAAATAAATAAGTAATGAGAATAGCAAAATACGAATTTGATTCAAGAGAACAAGCACAAAGTAAAATTGATGCTCTTGGAACTGCAACTGATGAAGATGGAAACGAATATCCAACTCACAAAAGTACCATTGTACAACTAGGAAATATTGTTCTTGAACAAGGAGAATATGACGAAGAAGGAGAAGAAACTACTGCTCCAGTATTATCAGAAGGTTGGCATATTGACGTATGTTGGAACGATGCAGATATTACTACAATAGAAGAAGAAGCAGTTTTAGATGAAGATGGTATGGTAGTAACACCAGAAGTGACATCAGTTGACCATCCTTATGGTTGGAAATCTTACGCAGTTGATGTTGAAGGTAATGGTGTACATTCTTTCTTTGGATTGAACTACGAATCACACAAAATCTAATAACGTGGATATGCAAGATATTAAATTGGGTGCTTTAAACTTAATAACCTTTATGGTTAGTTTTTCCAACATAGAACAATGGCTGAAATTAACTTTACTTTTAGTATCTATTGTGTACACAATTATGAAAATTATTAATATGAGTAAACAAAATAAAAATGGCTAATAAAATATCAGAAGATACACAAGTACAACTAGACTTAAAAACTATTGGTATTATTGTTACTGGTGCAGTTTCCATAGCATCTGTTTATTTCGCTTTACAATCAGATATAGAACTTGCAAAGCAATTACCAGAGCCAGAAATAAAGAAATCAGAGTATGAATTAAAAGATGAGTTAGTTCGTACAACGATAATAAACATTAATGAAAAGGTAAATAAGAATAGTGAAAAGCTAGATAAAATAGATGAGAAACTATTTCAAATAATAAAAAAATAATTATGAAAACTTTTTTACTTGTAATATCACTTTTATTTTCTGTAAATCTATATTCTCAAAAAGTTACTTTATTATATGTTAATTCAAGTTGGAATAAAAGCAATGACTATAAACATTTAAGCACACTTAAAAACGTAAGGGTTTTAAAAGTTAATTATGATGACCAACCAAAGAAGTTTAAACAACAAGTAAAATCTGTTCCGGCTATAATATTGTTTGATGAAAATAATAAACTTAAAAGGGTATGGCAAGGTGGTTTATCAATGAGTTTAAATGTAGACCCAAAGGAGATACAAGCAATGATAAATAAAATAATAGGACAATAAATTGAACTATTTTCATAAATAAATATTTTCGTATATTTACACAAAATTAATAACAATAAAAATTACATAAATGGCTACAACCGGAGTATTTAACGGAACTAACTTAATTTTAACAGTGGAAGGTGCCACGGTTGGACACACTACAAGTTGTTCAATGTCTTTATCAATGGACACGCCGGAAGCTACAACTAAAGATTCAAACGGCTTTTCTGAGTATATTGGAGGCGTAAAAGGTGGAGAAATTTCTTTCGAGGGATTAGTAGTATATGACGATGCGTCAAATGCTATTGAAATGGCTGATTTTCTTTTAGCTAGAACTCAATTAACTTGCGTATTTGGAACTGCTGAAACTGGAGATGCAGTTTATACTGCTGAAGCATTTTTATCAAGTGTAGAAATGTCTGCTGAGATGGAAGCTGCCGTAACTTATAGCGGATCTTTAACTATCACTGGAGCAATCACAAAATCAACTAACTAATAATAATTAGTTTTTATCATATAGGCCGCCGTCATTATTTGGCGACGGCTTTTTTTATATTAATTTTAAACCTTAAAAAATGACAAACAAAAAAAGGGGTTACATTGACATCAAAGTTGGTAACAAAAACAGAACTCTACATTTTTCAATGAACTTTTGGTCGGAATTTACCGAGCAATTAGGAATCAGTTTAGCCGATATTGGCGGAGCATTTCAAAACGGAATATCAATAAAAGGATTAAGAGCCTTAGTTTATTCAGCAATCTTAGCAAACGACCAAGAAAAAGGTAACGAAATAGATTATAATTTATTTACTGTTGGCGCTTGGTTAGATGAATTAGACGCCGAAAAAATTAATGAGATTGTTGAGGTAATGTTACAATCTAAAATTCTAGGTAATAGTTTAAATGGCGAAACTGAAACCAAGGGAAAGCGTCAGCCGTCAAAGAAACAATAAATTTTGAAAGTTTAACTGATCACTATATTGGATTAGTTGGAATAAAGCCTGACGATTTTTGGCGGCAAACTTGGAGGGAAAATGCTTTAATTGCTCAACACTATCACAACAATATCAATCTAAATTGGGAGCAAACTCGTTACATTGCCGTAATGATTCACAATGTCCAATGTGAGAAAAAATCTCAGATGTTAAAGCCTGAAGATTTATTTAAATTACCAAGCGATATTGCAAGAAAAAAGAAAAGGGCAGAGCCTAAATCTACTAAAGAACAAATGAATTCTTTTATGGCAAAATATCAATCAATGACTAATAAAAAGACGTTAAAATAAAAGCGTCTTTTTTTTTGTATTTTTGTTTCAACTTATTTAATACTATGGCCGAACAGAATTTAAAAATAAATATTACCGGAGATTCTTCCAAGTTAAAAAATGCGCTAAGTTCTGCGAGTTCTAAATTATCAAATTTTGGCTCAAAGATGCAAAGCGTTGGGAAGTCGCTATCAACTAGATTGACTTTGCCTTTAGCCGTTGCCGGTGGCGCAGCAGTAAAGTTTGCAAGTGATTTCCAAGAATCAATGAACAAAGTAGATGTTGCCTTTGGCGAATCTAAACAAGAAGTAAAAGACTTTGCAAAAACTACATTAAAACAATTTGGTATTGCAGAAGGTAGTGCTTTAGATATGGCTGCTTTATTTGGAGATATGGCTACCTCAATGGGATTAAATCAAAGCGCTGCATCTGATATGAGTACATCTTTGGTTGGTTTAGCCGGAGATTTAGCATCTTTTAAAAACATAGGAATTGACCAAGCGACAACTGCATTAGCGGGAGTTTTTACCGGAGAAACCGAATCTTTAAAAAGGTTGGGTATTGTTATGACTCAGACAAATTTAGAGAGTTTTGCAATGGAAAGAGGTATGAACGCCAATATCAAAACAATGACACAAGCGCAAAAAGTTGCGTTACGTTATAAATTTATAATGGAATCAACTTCAAACGCTCAAGGCGATTTTGGTAGAACAAGCGGGGGTGCTGCAAATCAAATGAGAATATTCCAAGAGTCTTTAAAAGAATTATCTGCGAAGTTTGGTCAAGTTATATTGCCAGTATTTACTAAATTAGTATCATTTGCAAACGGCTTACTGCAAAAATTTGCAGAATTAAGTCCAACAACAAAAAAACTAATAGTAGTATTTGCGGGTATCGCTGCGGCTTTAGGCCCGGTAATTTATATTTTGGGAACACTTATGACAATGGCACCGGCTATTGGAACAGCATTATCTGTTATGATGGGGCCGATTGGTTTAATAGTTGCCGGATTAACTGCAATATCAGTTGTAATTTATAAAAATTGGGCGGGTATAAAATCCGCTTTAGTAAAAATAGGAAACTATTTTATAGAATTGTACAACAATTCATTGCCTATTCAATTAGCGGTTGATTCGTTAATAATGAATTTTAAAAATATGTTAGCCGTTGGAAAGTTTGTTTTTTCTACTTTCTCTACAATAATAAAAACCTTTGCAAAAAACTTTATGACTTTATTTAAGGGCATTGGCGATATTATTATGGGCATTTTTACCTTTGATAAAGATAAAATTGTACAAGGGTTTACAGACTTAGCAGATGGATTAAAAAACAACGTCACAAGCGCATTTGAATCTATTAAAACAGACGCCTCAATATTAGGTAGTTCTGTTGTAGATAATTTCAATGAAGCGTTACAACAAAAAACAATCGCAAAAATAGTTGTTCCGGTTGAAATGGCGGTAAGTGGTGCCGGAACAAGTGAAGGTGGAGTTACTCCAAGTGGTGTAAGTGGCGGAAATGGTGGCGTTCCAACAAGACCGATGGCAACAACTGCAACGGAAGGAGTAAGCGGTGCGGGAATTCAAACGCCTATAAGCGATATGATTGCAGCCGATACCGAAAGGCTCCCAACTGTTATGGCGGAACAACAAGCGGTTTTAGCAGAAAATAGACTATTAGCGCTACAACAAGCGGAGGTATTTAATCAAAGAGCCGGACAAATTATTAACGGAGGTTTACAAAATATTGCGTCAGGAATTGGAGCTGCATTAGGTAGCGCAATTACCGGAGGAGGTAACTTAGCTGGTAAATTATCAAAAGTTATTTTAGGAACTATTGGAAGTATGGCAATGCAATTGGGTAAATTAGCTATTGGTATTGGTATAACGTTAAAGAAAATACAAATTGCTTTTAAATCTTTAGCGCCTGGGGTTGCTATCGCTGCGGGTATTGCTTTGGTTGCTTTGGGATCTTTATTTAAAGCTGGAGCATCAAAAATTGGCTCAGGTGGTGGTAGAGCAACTGCTTTTGCAAATGGTGGAATTGTAAGCGGCCCAACAATGGGATTGGTTGGAGAGTATCCTGGTGCAAGACAAAATCCTGAGGTTATAGCGCCATTGAACAAGTTGCAAGGTATGATTGGAGAAAGTAGAGGAGGTGGAAACATAAACGTAACGGGAGAGGTTAGAGTTGATGGACAAGATTTATTGATTGCAATAGAAAGAGCAAACGAAACTGCGGTAAGGGTTTACTAAAAAAAAAGAATGGCATACGGCGTAAAATACAGATTAGAGTTTTCCGATGTTTTAGGATATGGGAAAAAAGTTGAAATATTAAAAAAAGATTAT